CGCTCCGATCTTCGCCTATTCCGTAATCAGGTCGGCAGCCTCCCCGATCCACGCACCGGCCGGCTCGTCACATTCGGCCTGGCCAAGGGCTCCGCTGATCTGATTGGCTGGCGCACCGTGGTGGTCACCCCCGAGATGGTCGGGCAGCGTATTGCAGTGTTCACGTCGCTTGAGATCAAGACCCCCTCAGGCCGCGTTGCACCTGCTCAACAGCATTGGCTGCAGGCCGTGCGCACAGCTGGTGGCATTGCTGGCATCGCACGCTCAGTTCGAGACTCAGAAGACATCGTGAGATCAGCTGCCAACCTGCCAACCTTTCTGCCAAACTCTGACGGCTTATAGGTCTATGGATGTCCAGCCAGCCTCTCCTCCAGCAGCTCTCCCAACTTCCCTCTAAATGGGCTCTCGTCGCAGTCGGCAACGACAAGCGCCCCTACCAACCCGAGTGGCAGAAAAACCCCATCTGCCGCGACGATCTCACCGCTGAGATCAAAGCTGGCCGTGCTGTTGCTATCGGCGTGATAGCAGGCCCGCAATCCGGTGGCCTGTTGTTTGTCGATCACGACGGCCTTGGCGCCTCAGAGGTGCTTGAGCGCATCGGCGCACCACTGCGCGATCTGCCAAAATCCTGGGCCGTCACATCAGGCCGTGATGGCCGCGTCCAGATCATCTACCAAGTCCCGGAACCCTTCTGGGCCACCATTAAAACCACCAAGCTGCGCAGCAGCATCAAAGGCGAGCAACTAGAGCTGCGCTGGGCTGGCTGCCAATCCGTTGTCGCTGGCGCTCACCCCATAACGGGCGCCTATCGCTGGCTTAAAGGCCGCGGCCCTGGTGAGCTACCCCTTGCTGATGCGCCATCACTGCTCCTGCAGCAGATGCAGCGCCACAAGCCTGATCCGGCTCCACTGCTGCGCCTGCCCGAAACCGACAGCACCCGTGCCCGCGATTTCCTGCAGCGCATCCCAGCAGCTGATGCCGACGACTACGACACATGGGTCAAGGTCGGCATGGCGCTCCACAGCACCGGCGACGATTCCCTCCTTTCCGACTGGATCAGCTGGTCTGCTACCTCTGGCAAGTTCCAGCCCGGCATCTGCGAGGCGAAATGGCGCACCTTTAACGCTGCAGCTGGTGGTGTCTCCCTAGGCACCCTTGCCCATCTAGCTGGCTACGAAAAAAGCCGCCCGTCTCCAGCCGAGCGGCCCGTCGTCCAGCCACAGGAGCGCAGCACGGCACAGCCTACAGCTCGCCCAGACAAGCTCCTGAAACTCGAGTCCAATGAGCTGCTCACCCTTCTACGCCAGCAGCTAGGCGAACGCCTGCGCTGGAACCTCTTCACCAAAACCATCGAGCTAGACGAAAAGCCCCTCGAGCACATCGAGCACTTCTACCTGCAGATGGCGCAGGAAGGCGTCAAGGTCACTAAAGACCTCGCAGCCGATGCCGTTCACGTCGTCGCCCTAGAGAACCCACACGACCCCGTGCGGAACTACCTCGAGCACGTCGCTGATCACGTTCCACCAGCAGCTATCGATCACCTCGCCACCGCTTACCTGCGGCCGAACGATCAGCCCGGCACCCTTTATGACGCCATGCTCAAGGCCACGCTGATCGCAGCTGTGCGCCGCATCTTCGAGCCCGGCTGCAAGCACGATTCAGCTTGCGTGCTCATGGGGCCACAAGGCTGCGGCAAGTCCACCTTCTGGCGCAACCTCGGCGGCCTCTGGTTCAGCGATGCCCTCCGTGACATCGCCTCGAAAGACGACCTGATGGTGCTGCACCGTTCCTGGCTCATGGAGTGGGCCGAGCTGGATCACATCACCGGGCGCAAGCACGCAGGTCAGGTGAAAGCCTTCCTCACCCAACAGACCGACATGTTTCGCGCGCCATACCAACGCACTACAGAGGCATTCCCGCGCCGCTCGATCATCGTCGGCTCCACCAACCGGGATACGGGCTTCTTGGTTGATGACACCGGCAACCGCCGCTTCTGGGTCATCCCTGTGACCGCAACACCCCACATCCCTGTCGATGGCCTACTGCTTGAGCGCGATGCCATCTGGTCAGCTGCTGTCGCTGCCTATCGCAAAGGCCAGCCCAACCACCTTGCCGCTGAACACGCCGCACAGGTCGATCGTGAGAACGAGTCCTATTTGGTGGACAGCCCATGGAAGGCTGCCATCGAGACCTGGCTCAACCAACCTGTCAACCATGGTCGGCACATCACCTCAGAGCTGCTTTTGACCGAGGCAATCGGCAAGCCGGTCGAGCGCCAGGGCAGAGCCGATCAGATGCAGGTCGCCTCGATCTTGCGCGAAATGGGCTTTCAAAAGTCTCGGCAATGGTTGGAAGGTCGGATGAAATGGGTCTATTGCCAACCTCGCTGAGCAGGTTGGATGGCTGAAATCCCTTCTGCCCCAAGCCCTTTTCTAACCTTACTAACCTTCTAACCTTAGTAATAAAGTAATAGAAGGGAAGAAGGGCTGAGGAAAAAAGGAGCTATAGGGGCAAGGTTGCCCAGGTTGGCAGGTCGACAGTGACCAGCTCACCCGATTTCGATCGCCTCAACCCTGCCTTCGCCCTACCCTTGGCGCATGGCGACCCTCACCCTCGACATCAAGTCCGAGCTGCCCAAGGCCATCCGGTGGACCGACACCATGACCAAGCAGCTGCCGTTCGCCATTGCGCAGGCGCTTAACAGCGTTGGCTTCGATGCACGCACTGCACTGAAGGGCGCATCACGCACCTACTTCGATCGGCCTACCCCTTTCATCCAGAACGCATGGCGCGTAGAGAAGGCAAGCAAGCGCAGCCTCGTGGTGACCGTTTTCCCTGAGGCCAAACGTGAGCCATACCTGCGCGCCAACATCACAGGCGGCAGGCGTGGCACCAAGCCATTCGAGGCCAAGTTTCTTGGAGAGGCCGCTGGAAGCCTCTCAGACAGCTCCAAGCTCGTTCCTGCGGTCATACGGCGCAACTCACAGGGCAACGTGTCTCTAGCCGCTCTCAGGCGCATCTCAGCGCAGATTGGCAAGCCAGGTCGTGGTGGTGTGTTCGTTGGCAGTCCCAAGGGCAACAGCCGCCCGCCTGGCGTCTACCAGCGCGGCACCAAGGGCCGCCTCGTGCCCCTCTTCGTCGCAGTGCCATCCGCCACCTATCGGCCGATCTTCCCCATCGCCGACATCGGCACCAAGGTGGCCGAGCGGCGCTTCGGCATCTACCTGCGCAGCAGCCTAGAGAAGGCTGTCGCATCGGCCAAGTGACAGCACATCACGCAAGCGTTATGCGCGCACAGGGGTGAGGTCCGAGATCCCTTGCGCCGCAACGGATCTCGCGGGTCCCTCCGGCCCAAAAGCTCGGGGGTAATCGCAAACCGCACGCTTTATCTAGCGTCAGGTCTCAACGGTGTCTAACGAGACTCAGCATGAGACAAAAGGGCATAGTGTCCCCACGAGTTAAGCGGTTAACTAGGCTGAGTTAACTCAACGCTAGAGCCGAAAACCTTAGTGCTCGTCACGTTTTCCGAGTTTGCCGCTTTGAAGGGATGCTCAAAAGCGGCGGTTACTGCAGCGATCAGATCACGGATTGGCGCGGCCGTTGTCGAGAAAGACGGCAAGCGCTGGCTGGATCGTGACCTGGCGCTGGAGCTGTGGCGCAAGAACACGAAGGCGACGCATAACGCGAAGGTGAGCGTGCCGGATGATGTCGAGGTAAAGCTGCCGGCCAGCCCGCGTGAGCTGCGCAAGGCGATCGATGCGCTGCCGGATGACGCGATCCCGGAGCTGAACGAAAGCCGGGCTAGGCGTGAGCACTATCAAGCGGAGCTGGCAAAGCTGCAGGTGGCGCAGCAGCGCAAGGAGCTGGTGCCAGCGGATGAGGTGAAGAAGGACGCCTTTCAGGTGGGCCGGAGCATCCGCGAAGCGCTGAGCAACCTGGCGGACCGGCTGAGCCACCAGCTGGCGGGCGAGACCGACCCGGCGGTGATCCACCAGCTGCTGAGCGATGAGCACCGTGATGCGCTGCTGTCGTTGGTGGAGGTGGAGCGATGAGCGTGTGGCGCGATGCGTTCATGGAAGGGCTACGGCCGGAACAACCGCTGACGGTGAGCGAGTGGGCTGACAAGCATCGGCGGCTAAGCAGCAAGGCCTCAGCGGAGCCTGGACCGTGGCGCACCAACCGGACGCCGTACCTAAGGGAGCCGATGGACTGCCTTAGCACCACCAGCACGGTGCAGCGGGTGGTGATGATGTTCGCGGCGCAGACCGGCAAGACCGAGAGCGGGAGCAACTGGCTGGGGTACGTGATTGCGCACGCGCCGGGGCCGATGCTGCTGGTGCAGCCGACCGTGGAGATGGCCAAGCGGCTGAGCAAGCAGCGGCTGGAGTCGCTGGTGACGGAGACACCGGTGCTGGCGGAGAAGATCGCACCGAGCCGCTCGCGGGACTCAGGCAACACGATGTTCTCGAAAGAGTTCCCCGGCGGGATGATGCTGCTCACCGGCGCAAACAGCGCGACGGGCCTGCGCTCGACGCCGTGCCGCTACATCTTCTGCGATGAGGTGGACGCCTTCCCGCTGGATGTGGACGGCGAGGGCGACCCGGTGAGCCTGGCGGAGAAGCGTGCGACCACGTTCGCGCGGCGCAAGATCCTGCTGACCAGCACACCGACTGTGAAGGACTTCAGCCGGATTGAGGCGGAGTTCGAGCGCAGCGATCAGCGGCGGTTCTATGTGCCGTGCCCGCATTGCGGTGAGATGCAGTGGCTGAAATGGCCGCAGTTGAAGTGGGAGAACAACGACCCGAGCACGGCGGCGTATGAATGCGAGCATTGCGGCGAGCGGTTCCCTGAGATCCACAAGCCGGCGATGTTGCGGCAGGGCGAGTGGCGCGCGACGGCACCGAGCGATGGGAAGACGGCTGGCTTCCAGCTGTCGGGGCTGTACAGCCCGCTGGGGTGGCTGAGCTGGGCCGACATGGTGGACGACTTCCTACGGGCGAAGGCTGACGCACCGATGCTGAAGTCCTTTGTGAACACGCGACTGGCGGAGACGTGGGAGGAGGACTTTGCCAGCAAGGTGAGCGCGAGCGCGTTGCTGGAACGGTGCGAGGCGTATCCGCAGGGCAGGCTGCCGGAGGGCGTGTTGTCGGTGACGATCGGCGTGGACGTGCAGGGTGGTGGCGGATCAGCCGGTGATCGGATTGCGGTGAGCGTGTGGGGTTGGGGCCGCGGCGAAGAGGGCTGGCTGATTGACCACCAAGAGATTGCGGGCGACCCGTGCCAGGCGGAGGTGTGGAAGCAGCTTGATGTGCTGGTGTTGCACGAATGGGAGCACGCAGGTGGCGGCAAGCTGCGGGCGGATGTGGTGGCGGTGGACTCCGGCGGTCATGCGACCGCGGAGGTTTACCAGTACGCGCGGGAGCGGCAAGGTGCTGGCGTGATTGCGATCAAGGGTCAGAGCCAGCGTGGCAAGCCGCCGATCGGCAAGCCAAGCAAGGTGGACATCAACGCCAAGGGGCAGACGCTGAAGCGCGGCGCGCAGGTGTGGCCGGTGGGTGGCGACACGATCAAGACCACGCTGTTCGGCAGGTTGAAGCACAACGAACCCGGCGAGGGCTATTTGCACTTCCATGCGCAGACGGGCGGGGAGTATTTCGAGCAGCTGACGGCTGAGAAGCAGGCGCTGCGGTACGTGAAGGGATTCCCGGTGAGGGAATGGGTGAAGAAACCAAGCGCCCGTAACGAGGCTTTGGATTGCTTGGTCTATGCGTATGCGGGATTGAATCGGCTCTATTCGCGGTATGACCGCAGAACAATCTGGGATCAGCTGGAAGCAAGGCTCGAGAACGGTGGCGCATCGGCGCGTAAGCCGCGCCTAAGATCGGAGAGAGCACCGCAGCGCTCGGCGTTTATCAGCAATTGGTGAGGCCGTGAACATTCCCGCCCAGATCAGAGCCGGCGACACGGTGACGTGGCGGGATGAGGCTGCAAGTGACAACCTTGGCAATGCAGTCACCAGCGCTACCTGGACGCTGACTTACTACTTGCGCACCAATACGGGAAACGAAGGCGCGACGGTGGTCGGGACTGCTTATGGACAGGGATGGCAGCTGACAATCCCTGCAGCTACTAGCGCTGGTTTTGATGCGGGGCAGTGGTATTGGCAGGCGTTGGCGACGAGCGGCAGCGACAAGCTAACGATTGGATCAGGACAGCTGCAGGTGCTGGCATCTTTGAGCTATGCCGGCACGCCTGGCGCATTTGATGGACGCACGCAGGCGCAGAAGGATCTTGAAGCAGTGCAGGCTGCGATGCGCGCGATCGTGTCGGGTGGCGCTGTGGCTGAGTACAGCATCGGCACTAGGCGCCTGAAGAAGATGGAGATGGCAGATCTGATTCAGCTGGAGAGCAAGCTGAAGGCGGAAGTCAAGCGCGAGCAAGCGGCCACAATGGTGGCTAATGGGCTTGGAAGCCCGCACAACCTGTTCGTGAGGTTCTGATGGGCGTCCGCAGCGCAATCATGGGCTGGCTGCAGCGCGGCACGCCGGAACCGATCAAGGCACCGCGCCGGCGGATGTATGAGGGTGCGAAGTTCAGCCGACTGACGGCGGACTGGGTGACTGGCAACACCAGCGCTGACAGCGAAGTGTATGGGTCAGCGCAAAAGCTGCGCGATCGTGCGCGTCAGCTGTGCCGCGATAACGACTACGCCCGGCAGGCACTGCGTGCGATTGAGGGCAACGTGGTCGGCCAGGGCATTCCGTTTCAGTCGCAGGTGCGGATGCTGCGCGGCGGGCGGCTCGATAAGACCGTGAACGATCAGATTGAGAACGCTTGGAAGCAGTGGACGAAGGCGAAGCATTGCCACACCGGCGGCAAGCTGACGTTTCACGATGTCGAGCGGCTGGCGGTTCGCAGCGTGGCGGAATCTGGCGAGGTGTTCGTGCGGCTGGTGAAGCAATCGTTCGGTGGCTCCGCGGTACCGCTAGCGCTGGAGGTGCTTGAGGCTGATTTGCTGGATGACGGGCTAAACGGCCGTAGTCAACAGGGCAATGAGATCCGTATGGGCGTGGAGGTGGATACCTGGGGCCGGCCTGTGGCGTACCACTTCTTGGCGTATCACCCCGGTGACTATCAGTTCAGTAACCAGCAGATCAGCACGCAGCGTCACAAGCGCGTGCCTGCTGATGAGGTGATCCACCTGTATCGGATGGACCGGCCGGGGCAGACGCGGGGCATCACTTGGATGGCCAGCGCGATCCAGCGGCTGCATCACCTGCAGGGGTATGAGCAGGCGGAGATTGTGCGCGCACGTGCCAGCTCGGCTCTGATGGGGTTCATCACGTCACCTGAAGGTGAGCTGATGGGTGATGAAGTGATGGAAGGCGAGCGGGTGAGCAGCTTCGAACCGGGCGTGTTCAAGTATTTGGCGCCGGGCGAGAGCGTGACTGTGCCGCAGCTCGATGCGCCGGATGGGCAGTTTGAGCCGTTCCTGCGGGCGATGCTGCGCGCGATGGCTGCTGGCATTGGCTGCAGCTACGAAACGGTGAGCCGTGACTTCAGCCAGACCAATTACAGCAGCAGCCGATTGAGCCTGCTTGAGGATCGCGACCATTGGCGGATCCTGCAGAACTGGCTGATCGAGAACCTGCATCAGCGGATTTTTGACGTGTGGCTTGACATGGCGGTGCTGAGCGGTGCGCTGCCGCTGGCCAACTATGAAATGGGCGCCGATCGCTACAAGGCTGTGCGCTGGATGCCACGCGGCTGGGCGTGGGTGGATCCGGGCAAGGAGGTGGAGGCTTACAAGGAGGCCGTGCGCTGCGGCTTCAAGACGTTGGCCGAGGTGGTGGCTGAGCAAGGCGGCGACCTTGAGGAGCTAATGCAAGGCCGCCGGCAAGAGCTGGATGTGGCGGCTGATCTCGATCTGAAGTTCGACACCGACCCCGGCTCTGACCCCGCACCGGCTGCACCCACATCGGCTGCTGCTGCACCGGCGGACGATAATGATGACGACAACCCGGACACCACCGATGGATCTATCGCGTGACCTAGAAGGGCAACTGTTGAAACGCTCGGAGGTTGCTGACTTCCAGGTCAGCGAAGACGAGCGGTCGATTGAGTTCCCTTTCTCAAGCGAGTTCCCTGTAGCTCGCTACTTCGGCAATGAGGTGCTGAGCCATGAACGCGGCGCCGCTGACCTTGGCCGGCTGAATGATGCAGCTCCGGTGCTGTTTAACCACGACCCGAACAAAGTGATCGGTGTGGTTGAGCGCGCTTGGATCGATGACAAGGACAAGCGCGGCTATGTGAACGTGCGGTTCAGCAAAAATGCGTTCGCGCAGGAAGTGCTGGCTGACGTTCGTGATGGCGTGCTGCGGAACGTGTCGTTTGGCTATGCCATCAACGACATGGAACAACGCGGCGATGACTTCGTGGCGACTCGCTGGAGTCCCTACGAAGTGAGCGTGGTTAGCATACCTGCAGACCCAACGGTCGGCGTCGGGCGTGCTCTCGACGCTCAACCTGCGGCCTCCGCCGCATCACAACCCCCCGAAACTGAACCTGAGGTTCCGATGGAAAACACCCCCGACATCTCGGCGGTGCGGGCTGAAGCGGCTCAAGAAGCTGCCAAGGCTGAGCGCGCCCGTATCTCCGGCATCACTGCTCTGACTGAAAAGCACGGCATGGCTGATCTCGGCCGCCAGCTGATCGAGGGTGGTCGCAGCCTCGATGAGGCCCGCGCCGCTGTGCTCGAAAAGATTGGCGCCAAGGTGGAGCCAGTCTCCGAAAAGGCTGCCGACATCGGCATGACCGCCAAGGAGGTGCGCGAGTTCTCCTTCCAGCGTGCGATCAACGCACTAGCCAATCCTCAGGATCGCAAGCTGTGGGAAGCCGCTGCTTTCGAGCGTGAGTGCTCCGAAGCTGCTGCTGCCAAGGCTGGCAAGACCGCACAGGGCATCATGGTGCCCAACGAAGTGCTTCGCCGTGATCTGACCGTCGGCACTGCTTCGGCTGCTGGTGATCTGGTCGGCACTGACTTCCGCCCCGGTTCGTTCATTGAACTGCTGCGCAACCGCTCCGCCCTTGCTGGTTTGGGCGTCACCTCGCTGACTGGCCTGTCCGGCAACGTGGCGATCCCCCGCCAAACCGGCGCTGCTACCGCCTATTGGGTGGCTGAGTCTGGCTCTCCCACCGAGAGCAATCAGACTGTGGATCAGGTGAACATGTCGCCCAAGACTGTGGGTGCTTTCACCGACTACAGCCGTCGCCTGATGCTGCAGTCCAGCATCGACGTTGAGCAGATGATCCGCCAGGATCTCGCCACCGTGCTGGCACTTGAGATCGACCGCGTTGGTCTCTACGGCCTGGGCAACAGCAACCAGCCCCTCGGCATCAAGCTGACCACCGGCATCAACACCAAGGACTTTGCTGCCAACACCCCGACCTACGCCGAGGTGGTGGACATGGAGAGCCTGATCGCTGCCGACAACGCCGACATCGGCGCAATGTCCTATCTGATGAACGCCTCCATGCGCGGCGCTCTGAAGACCAAGGACAAGGGCACCGACACCGGCGCCTATGTGTTCGAGCCCGGCGGCACCGTCAACGGCTACAACGCCGTGGTGTCCAACCAGGTGGCTACCAACGACATCTTCTTTGCCGTGTGGAGCCAGCTGATCATGGGCATGTGGTCTGGTCTGGATCTGACCGTGGATCCCTACACCCACAGCACCAGCGGCACTGTGCGCGTGGTTGCTCTGCAGGATGTGGACTTCGCCGTCCGTCATCCCGAGGGCTTCTGCCGCGGCAACAACACCCTCTGATGGAGCTAGGGCGGCTTAACGGCCGCCCTTTTAACCATGGAGATTGAAATTTTGAGGACCACGATGGTGGGTGGCCAGCTTGTAAGAGCTGGTGAGACGTTGGTGGCATCAGCTGCTGACGCGCGCCTGCTGATCGGGATTGGCAAAGCAGTCGCCGCTACGGTGGCGGCAGTGATCGAGTCCGAGCCTGCAGTGGCTCCCAAACGCAAACCCCGCACAAAGGTGAACACCGATGGCAATCTTTCAGCAAACCCTTGAGAAGCTGCAGCACTTCACGCTGCTGGCTACTACAACCATCACCGCCACCGGTAACCAGACTGGTGTTGACCTGCTCGACTACGACGGCGACATTCAGGTGATCCTGTCCGGCACTGCTGCTGGTGCAGGCGCGGATCTGACCTTCCGCATCGAGGAGTCGGACGACAACAGCACCTTTACGGCTGCTACTGGCGGAACTTTCACGGCTATTGGCAACGCTGCCTACAAGGAAGTGAAGACCCTGAACCGCGATGAGCTGAAGCGCTATGTGCGCCTGAGCTGCACCGCTGAGACAGGCACCGCCTCCAGCGCCGTTACCTGCTTTGGCTACGGCCTGAAAAAGTACGGCTGATGGCGATCACCGAGGATCTGAATCTGTTCCTCGACGACTTTGGCGTCAGCTGCACGGCTGGCGCCATTTCGGCATTGGGGATTCTGGACATGCCCACGCAGGTGCTGGCGGGTGAGATGGTGCTGAGCACTGACTACACGCTGACGGCCCGCGCGTCCGATTTCGGTGGCCTGCTCTATGGCGCGGCGATCACCGTAGGCGGCGTCAACTACAGCGTGCGCGAAACGCGGCAGCTGGACGATGGCGCGTTTGTGGAGATTGGTTTGCAGCGTGTGGCACCTGAAAGCAGCGCACCTGGCCAAGATCCGCGCGTGTTCGGCCTGTCGGATCTGACCGATGTGGATGTGACTGGAGCCGCGGCTGGCGATCAGCTGACCTACAACGGCACCGAATGGGTGGACGCTGGCGCACCCAAGAGCATTACGATCGCCAACCCCGTGGCAGGCGATAATTTCACGCTGTTCCGCACGGCTGTTTCGACGACCATCAGCGCAGTCACGGCAGTGGTGCGTGGCAACAGTCCGAGCGTGACGTTGGTGATCAAATCAGATCCAGATCGCAGTACGGCTGGCACGGCGGTCACTGTCAGCGAAGCCATCACAAACACGACGACCGGCGAAGCGGTGGCAATTATCAACCAGCCAATCGGCGCCGGACGATACGTCTGGCTGGAAGTCACTGCCGTGAGCGGCAGCGTGACGGAGTTGAACGTCAGCGTTGAGATCTGACGACTGAGCTAGCCTGAACCTACAGGAGATCAAGCCATGGCCGCGTTCAACAAGTTCAACTCGTTCGTCGAGGCACTGGCCGAGAAGGTCCACAACCTTGGCAGCGACACCTTGAAGGTGTACTTAAGCAACGCGACGCCAAGTGCTTCGGCCGATTTGGTAAAAGCTGATCTTGCAGAGATCAGCGCCGGCAATGGTTACACAGCTGGCGGAAATCAAGCCACCATCAGCAGCAGTTCACAGACCAGCGGCACATACAAGCTAGTGCTGGCTGATCCTGCAACTTGGACGGCAAGCGGCGGCAGCATTGGCCCGTTTCAGTATGCGGTGCTGTACAACGACACTGCAGCCAACGACGAACTGATTGGTTGGTGGGACTACGGCAGCGCGGTCACGCTCAACGCTGGTGAGACCTTCACCGTGGATTTTGACGCATCAACTGGCGTCTTGACCATCGCCTGATAACACCAACGAAGGAGGTAGATCATGACCATCTCCTTCGTTGGCGCGCAAGGCAACACCGGAGCAACAGTCACGATACCTACCCACCAAAGTGGGGACTTAATTCTGCTGTTTGCCTATAAAGATGGCAGCGCGACTTCAATCACAACACCAACCGCTGGCGGTACTGTTCCAACTTGGATCAGTATCAATTTTGGCGGATCAAGTTTCAATAGTGTCAACTTTCGCTATGCCGTAGCAACTGGGAGCAATACAACTAGCGGCACGTGGACAACTGCTACTGAGATTTTTTGCCTTGTCTATCGCGGCACAAAAAACATTGGCGCATCAGCTGCTGCCAATAGCACAACAAACGTCATCAGCTATCCGGCGCTAACGCTAAACCGGACCGACAGCACTAGCTGGATTGTTGGAGTAGCAGGCCATCGGTCGGCTACCAATGTTGAGCAGGCCCCAAGCGGCATGACCAACCGTGTCAGCAGTGGCACGGAAGCGGCAGGTCATGACACCAACGGCACGGTTTCCAGTTGGAGTGCGCAGACCGTCACGGTCAATGCAAGCAGCGGCTGGCGCTCAGTCACGGTTGAGCTGCGAGACGCTTCTTTATCTCTTGGTTGTGATGCTGGCAGCTATGCGCTGAGCGGGCAAAACGCCACACTTACCAAGGGCGCGGCAGCAAACAATTACACGTTGCCCGGCGCTGCTGGCAGCTGTCTGCTGACGGGGCAGGTTGCGGACTTGCGAATGGCCCGGCAGGTGGCTGGCGCTGCGGGTGCGTTCAATGCCACTGGCCAAACTGCGGGTTTTGCTGCCACTCGACTACTAGGCGGTGGTGTTGGTGCGTTCACTGCCGTCGGTCAATCGGCCGGGCTTCAAGGGCAAAAGTATTTGCCAAGCGCTGCTGGCGCTGTTGCGGTCACTGGGCAAGCGGCAACGCTAAGCGAAAGCATCCCTACGGCTCTCACGTTGAACGCTGCCGCAGGCGGCTACGCGGCGACAGGTCAACCAGTCAACTTGCGCCGCGCGGTGCTGCTGCCTAGTGCTGCAGGCAGCTTGGTAGTGACCGGAAATCCTGCTGAACTAATCCGCCAACGGTTGCCGTTTGACGCGGCTGCTGGGGCATTGATCGTTACCGGACAAGCCGCTGGCTTTGGCTACGGGCGCAAGCTGACCAGTGATCCGACTGGGTTTGCTTTGACTGGCCATCAGGCCACTTGCAAGACTCAACGTCTGCTGACGAGCGCATCCGCTAGCTTTTTGGTGACAGGACAAGCTGCCAACGTGAATAAATCAGCCCGCCGTCGAGTGCTGATCTTCATCTGATCTCACGGAATTGCCAGCGACCATCGCCACTCACGCCGCTAGCCTGCAACCATGACAACCCGCCGCGAGACGCGCCTGATTGATGACGGCGCCTTTGTCGAAATTGGATTGCAAAGGACATGAGCAGCCCCATCAAGGTGACCACCAGAGCAGATTGGGCGGCGCAAAACCCGCGCCTGCTTCTTGGCGAGCTTGGACAGGAGAAAGACACCGGCAACTTGAAGATCGGCAATGGCAAGCAAAGCTGGAATGACCTCCCCTATCACGGCTGTCCTGGATACTGGGGATCGTTTTGGGATTCGACCTCACAAACCGCAGCAGCGGTCGACACGCCGCAGACCATCCTGCTGCGCGCTGGTGACTCCAACAGCCGTGGCGTTTTTATCGCATCGTCTGGCCGGATCACAGTGGCGCATCCGGGCGTTTATAGCCTTACCTTTTCAATCCAGTTCAGCAACAGCGATAGCTCGATCCACGACGTGAACGTCTGGCTGCGGAAGAACGACAGCGGAACCAGCGGTGACGTTCCCGATACCGACAGCCGCTTCAGCGTGATCTCGCGGCATGGCAGCATTGATGGGAATGTGATTGGCACAGTGAACTATGTGCTGCCACTGGCCGGATCTGATTATCTTGAGCTGATGTGGGCCACGACCAACTTGGCTGCCTACATCCACGCTGAGCCATCTGGGGCCACGCACCCAGCAATCCCCGGCATTATCTGCACAGTGGTTCAGGTGGCATCAGCATGACGACCCGCCGCGAAACAATCTTGGCTGCAGTGCGCACTGCACTAACCGGTACCACCGGCGTGAGCACGCGCATCTATCGCTCGCGTGTGGAGCCGATGGCGCGAGCTGAGAGCCCCGCGATCGTGGTTGAGCCGGTGAGCGACACAGCCGAGCAAAACACCAGCCTGCCCACACTCGACTGGAGCCTGACGGTGCGGGTGGCTGTGATCGTGCGTGGCGCAATCCCTGATCAGGTGGCTGATCCGATTATCGAGAGTCTGCATGGGCGGTTGATGGCAGACCTGACGCTGGGTGGCTATGCGATCGACATCCAGCCGCAAGGCGTGAATTTTGAAATGGTCGAGGCGGACCAGCCAGCTGGCGTGATCAGCTGCGACTACCTGATCCGCTATCGCACCAGTGTCACTAATCTGGCAACAGCATGATGGCTACGATGGTTGATGAATACTGGGGGCAAGGAGGCACCTACCTCCTAAATCCCAAAACCGGCAAGCGGAAGCTCATTGAGCGGACAGAGCCGGCCAACCCCTCCGAACCCCAACCTGAGGTAACGAGCAATGCCGCTCCTGAGCCGCAAACGCCTGATCCTGGCGAAGACTGAATCCACCTACGGCACTGATCCCACACCAACGGGTTCGTCCAACGCCATCCTGGTGCGCAACCTTGAGATCACTCCGCTGCAGGCTGAGACCGTTTCCCGCGATCTGATCCGCCCCTATTTGGGTGTGAGCGATCAGCTGCTGGCGCAAACCCGCGTTGAGGTGACGTTTGAGGTTGAGCTGGCCGGCTCGGGCACTGCCGGCACTGCGCCTGCTTACGGCCCTGTGCTTAAGGCTTGCGGTCTGAGTGAGACCGTGGTGGCCACCACCAGCGTGACCTACGCACCGGTGAGCGCCAGCTTCGGCAGCTGCACGATCTACTTCCACAACGACGGCATCCGCCACAAGCTGACCGGCTGCCGCGGCAGTTTCAGCCTCAACGCTGAGGTTGGCCAGATTCCGGTGATCAGCTTCACCATGACGGGCATCTACAACGCCCCGACTGATGAGTCGCTGCCCAGCCCGACCTATGCCAACCAGGCTGCACCGCTGATCTTCAAGAACGGCAACACCAGCAATTTCACCGCCTTCAGCTACGCAGGTTGCCTGCAGAGCCTGAACTTCGATGTCGCCAATGAGCTGGTCTACCGCGAGCTGGTGGGCTGCACGAAAGAGGTGCTGATCACCAACCGCGGCCCCAACGGCACTGTTGTGATTGAAGCCCCGGCTATCGCCACGAAGGACTTCTTCACGATCGCCAACGGTTCAAGCACTGGCAGCATTACCTTCCAGCACGGTTCAACCGGTGGCAACATCGTGACCTTTACCACCGCTCAGTCGGACATCGGCAGCCCGACCTACTCTGATCAGGACGGCATCCAGATGCTGAACCTGCCCTATCTGGCCATCCCGACCAGTGCAGGCAATGATGAGCTGAGCCTCGCTTTCACCTAAGGATCCCTGCATGGCGTTTGTTCTCAAGCAGTCCGACACCTACATCTGGCCGGTCACCGTCGAGATCCCAATCGACGGCGGTCGGTTTGATCGGCAGACGTTTGATGCTGAGTTCAAACGCCTCCCACAGGCGCGAAACAACGCGATCATTCAAGCTGCGCGCGCTGAGACAACCACCGATCAAGAGGTGGCTGAGGAAGTGCTGGTGGGTTGGAAGGGCATCACGGACGACGACGGCAAGGATGTGCCGTTCAGCGAGACTGCCAAGGTGCAACTCCTCGACGTACCCGGCGTCTCTGCCGCACTGGTCGAGGGTTACATCAACTCGCTCTTGGGAGCCAAGAGAAAAAACTGACGGAGGCCGCCGAGCACTGGGCCGGCGGCGGCGTGATTGATGAAACCGGCTCTGATGCTGCTGCTCTGGGGATTGTGATGCCCGAGCAGCGGCCTGAGAACTTCGAGGTGTGGGAGGAGAACTGGCCGGTGCTTGACCTGTTCCTCAGAGTGCAGACGCAATGGCGCACCGGCATGAACGGCCCGATCGGATTGGACTATGGGGCGGTGGCATGGGTTCTTAGACTGACTGCAGAGGAAGCCACTCACCGCGCCCTGCTGGAGGATCTGCAGATCATGGAAGGCGCAGTGCTGGCCTACATCGCAAAGCAGGGAGGCTGATCCATGGCGATGAACATGGATGCGATGCTGCGCATCCGGGCCGATGTAGATGGCCAGAACAAGATCGTCGCGCTAAACCGCGGCTTGCAGTCTGTCGGCACTACTGCCGCTGGGGTCACCACCGCTATGCGCGGCATGACAGGCGCCGCTGCCGGGCTGTCAGGTGCGCTGGGCACCCTCGCCCCGCTACTCAGCGCGGCGGGCTTGGTGGGCATGGTGAAGGGCACGCTGGACGCTGCTGACAACATGAACGATTTGGCGCAGTCCACGGGCGTGTCTGTTGAGGCTTTGAGCCGCTTCAACAAGGCCGCAGCGGTGAGCGGCACCAACCTTGAAGGCGTCAGCAAGGGCCTGGTCAAGCTGAATAAGGCGATGGTGGATGCCGCAACAGGCGGCAAGGCATCGTCTGCCACCTTCCAGGCACTTGGCATCAGCGTGAAGAACGCTGACGGCTCGCTGAAGTCGGCCGATCGCGTGATGCTGGAGGTGGCCAACCGCTTCAAGGCAATGCCTGACGGTGCGGCCAAGACGGCGCTAGCACTGCGGCTGTTTGGCAAATCCGGTGCAGAGCTGGTGCCGCTGCTCAACATGGGCGGCGATGCCATCGACAAGATGAGCACCAAGATGACCACAGCCTTCGCGCAGAAGGCGGATGAATACAACGACAAGCTGGCCGTGCTTGGCGGCAAGGTGCGCGCGCTTGGAATGGATCTGACCATCGCGCTACTTCCTGCGCTGGAGCAGATCACCGATGCATTCACGGTGGCAGTGACAGCGTTCAACCAAATGCCGGGACCGCTGAAGGCTGCAGCTGTGGGCGCTGCCACTCTGGCAATCGCGTGGGGGCCGCTGACCGGCCTGCTCGGCGGCAGCTTGAAGCTGTTCGCCTCTGTGGCCAACGGCCTCGAGATCCTGCGTTACCAGACGGCGCTGGCTGGCGGCGTGGTGCCGCTGCTGACCGGAAGCCTCCAAGGTCTAAGCGCGGCGATCCTTGCTATCCCCGGCTGGGGCTGGGCGTTGGCTGGCGTGGCTGCGCTGGGGCTGCTCGGCAAGGCGCTCTACGACAACAATGAGGGGTTTAGGAGCTGGGTTAACAACGTCGGCACGATCATCGCCAGCGACTTCCAGAACGCCATGAAGAACATGGTTGAGCTGGGCTCTGCTGCTGCTCGTCGTGTCAGCCAAGCGTGGGATTGGCTCAAGGGCATGACCAGCAACGCTGCAACGGCGATCGGCAACGCCTTCAGCGGGCCGTTCGGGTTTATCGCCAGTGCAGCCCAGCAGGTTTTTGGCACTGTGCAGCGGGCGATCGCGCAGCTGTGGAACTCCATCCCTGCCCCGATCCGCAAGGCTTTGGGTCAAGCCGGGCAGATGGCGATCAACGCCACCCCAGCCGGCTACCTCGCCAACGTCGGCATCCGCGCCTTCCAGATGGGGCCGCAGCAGACCGTCAACCGAGCCGGTAAGGGCATTTTGCAGGGCGGTGGCGGTGGTGGGTTCACCCCTGACCTGAGCGCGCTTGAGGGCGGCGCTGGTGGTGGCACCAAGAAGGCAAAAGATGCAGCGGACAAGGCGAGGCAAGCCCGCGAGGCGCTACTCGCATCGAAGAACGCGCTGGATCAAGCAAGGGCTGAGCTGGCGCTGGCACGTGAGCTGGACCCGATCAGAAAAATCGAGCTGGAGTATGAGGAGAAGCGCCGGGTGGTGCGCGCAGCTGCTTCTCAGGAGTTGAGCAAGGCGCTGACCATTGAGGAACAGGCAAACATTCAGCGCACCCGCGCGATCGACCTGCAGCGCATCGGCGTGGAGGAAACCAGCGCGCTGAAGGAGAAGTACAAAGAACTGGGCGACGCAGCCTATGAGGCTGCAATGAAGACAGCGGAATGGAGCACTGCAACAGAGCTAGCCGGCGGCGCTTTGCTGGGCCTCCGCGACGGCATTAGCTCCTATCTGGAAGGCATCGGCAGCCTGAGCGAGAACATCAGCAACATCGCGCTGAACGCTTTCAAGGGGCTGGAGGATGCGATCGTGAGCCTGACGATGACGGGCAAGTTCAACTTTAAGGACTTCGCGCTGTCGGTAATTGAGGATCTGACCCGGATGGTGACGCGGATGCTGATCATTGCGCCAATCCTGCAGTTCATCCAAAGCCTGATTCCAGGCGGTGGTGCGCTCAGTGGCACCAAGGCGCTATCAACCACCAAGCTGGTTCCTGGTGGCATCTTTGCCAACGGCGGCACCTTCGCGAACGGCATCCAGCCGTTCGCCTCTGGTGGCATCGTCAACAGCCCGACGCTGTTCAAGTTCGCCAACGGCGGTGCAATGCGGAACGGTCTCATGGGTGAGGCTGGCCCTGAGGCGATCATCCCCTTGAAGCGTGGTCGTGATGGCAAGCTCGGCGTGGCAGGTGGTGGCGGCACCAGCGTGGTGGTCAACGTGGACGCCAAGGGCACCAGCGTGCAGGGCAGCAACTCTGATGGTGCCCAGCTGGGGCGTGCCATTGCAGCTGCAGTGCAGGCAGAATTGGTGAAGCAGAAACGGCCCGGCGGCCTCTTGGCGGCGTAAACCATGGCAGCCACAACATTCACTTGGACCCCTAGCTATCCGGCCACACAGGTCAGCCAGCCGAATGTGCGCACCGTCAAGTTTGGCGACGGTTACGAGCAGCGCATCCGCTATGGCCTGCGCACTGATTTCAAGGTTTGGAATCTCAGCTTTGATAACCGCGACGACGCCGAGCGCGCGTTGATCCTGACGTTTTTGACGGATCGCGGCGGTGTCGAGCAGTTCAACTGGACAACGCCACACGGCGGCACCAGCGCGTTCGTCTGCAGTGAGTGGACCAGCGAGCACGCTGGCTGCAATAACAACAACATCAGGGCAACCTTTCGCCAAGTGATTGACCTATGACGATGTTTGAGGAGCTGATCAGCAGCTCACCCTTCGCCGTCATCGAGCTGTTTGAGCTGGTGTTGCGGCAAGAGATCCACGGCACCAACGAGACCTACAGGTTTCACAACGGCAGCAACGGCAATATCACCGCCACAGGCGACATCATCTGGCGCGGCAACCCCTATGTGGCGTTGCCTGTGCAGACCGAGGGCTTTGAGTACAACGGCAACGGTCAGCTGCCGCGGCCGCGGCTGAAGGTGGCCAACCTGCTCGGCACGGTGTCCGCCATCTTGGTGACGGTCAACAACACCACGCCAGGCAATGATTTGACGGGTGCGCTGTTCCGGCGTATCCGCACGCTCAGCCGCTTCATCGATCCGGTCAACTTCCCGAACAGCATCAACCCATACGGGCTGCCGACACTGGATGAGATGCCACAGGAGATCTACTACGTGGATCGCAAGGTGGCCGAGACCCGCGACTACGTGGAGTTCGAGCTGGCGGCTGCGTTTGATCTCGCAGGTGTTCGCGCGCCAAAGCGGCAGGCGATCGCCAACATCTGCCAATGGCAGTACCGCAGCCCTGAGTGCGGCTACACGGGCACCAACTATTTCGACGAAAACGATCGCCCGGTAACGCTGGTGCCGGCGGCTAACTTGGCATCTGGCCTGTCGCAGGTGACAGCCGGTCAGATCGTATTTCAGGGGTACAGCAGCGGCACGCGACTGGTTTCCAGCAATCTCTGGTACGAATCTTTCATCGATGGCGCTGGCATCTTGGTGATCAAGGCCAAGAACGGCAACACTGTGTGGTCGATCGGGTCTGCGCAGTATCCGGCCGATCGTTACACGGTCACAGGAGATGGCAACTTCGAGCTGTCGCTCGGCTTCACCGGCCTGCGCTTTCAGAGCAACACCGCGCGGCTAGGTGATCCAAACTCGATCACTTTCAACCTTGCCTATTTCCCAAACAACACGCCGGATCCAAGCGCTGCATGGGAGCCGTTTCCAGAGAAGCGTGATCAGTCCGGCAACCTGATCCGCAATGGCTATGTCGGCCACCGGCTTGCGTTCTTCCACGAAATTATGGGCTCGGCTCAGTCGCAGCAAGGCGTTACAAAAACTGAGACCTATCAGTTCACCTTCAACGGTAAGGATCTGACGTTGCGGTTCACTGCAGTCTCGACGCAGCTACCTGCTGGCCACTGGAGCGGGCAAAGCTGGGGGTGGCAAGACTCAGCAACCAGCACCTATCCAACGGCGACGATCACATCGAGCACTGGTCTGTTCAAGCAAAACGAAGTATTCAGCGCCACGGTGCAGCTCGGCAGCACCAACCCCTTCCGCAATCCGCCCTATGGCGTGATGGGATCAGTGACTGGCAGCTTCAGGATCACCAGCACGTCGGGCTACAGCGCCAACTATCTGCGCCTCACAAACCAAGGCCAACTGACGCTCTACAACGCCGCCAACACGGTGCTGTGGCAGAGCAGCTACAGCAGCACAGCGGAGCCCAGCACCTCGATCGCGGCAAACAAGTCGCTGGATGTTTGCGGTAAACGGCTGAGCAGCTGCAAAGCACGCTTTGGTCAGAATGCACAGCTGCCTTTCGGCAGCTTCCCCGGCGTTGGTGGGTTCGTCTGATGAAGGACTGGCAGCGCGACGCATTGCAGCACGCCATCGCAGAAGCGCCGCGAGAGGCTTGCGGTCTGGTGGTGGTGGTCAAGGGGCGCGAACGTTATTGGCCGTGCCGCAACCTGGCAGACACACCGGCTGATTTCTTCGTGCTGTCGCCTGATGACTACGCCGCAGCTGAAGATGCAGGCGAGATCACCGCAGTGTTTCACAGCCACCCGAGCACACCAGCTGAGCCGAGCGAGGCTGATCGACTGGCCTGTGAGCACAGCGGCCTGCAGTGGTTCATCGTCAACCCCGGCACGATGGTTTGGGGTGAGTGCAGGCCAGAGGGCTACAAGGCGCCGATCATTGGCCGGCAGTGGGTGTGGGGCATCAGCGACTGCTGGACGCTTGCGCGTGACTGGTACGCCGAGACATGGGGCCTGCAGCTGCGCGATTGGCAGCGTCCGTTGAGCATGGAGCAGTTCAACGCTTCGCCCATGTTCGATGCCTGCTGGCAGGAAACTGGCTTCGTTGAGGTGAATCAATCCGACCTGCAGCCTGGTGACCTGCTGCTGATGTCACTCGATGGCTGCCGCGGCCTGAATCATTGCGCTGTCTACGTTGGCGAGCAGATGATCCTTCACCACATCAGGGGCCGGCTCAGCTCCCGCGACCTGTTTGGTGGCTACTATCAGAAGAACACGGGGCGAGCGCTCCGCCACTCCAGCAGGTGACGCGAATGCTGCGAGTCATCAAGGTCTACGGCAGCTTGGCGAAGTTCTTGGGGCAGCGCAGCTTTGAGGCGGCCGTGCGCACACCGGCTGAAGCTGTGCGCTTCTTGGTTGCCAACTTCCCTGGCGTTGAGTCGCACATGAGCGAGCGCCACTACAAAGTGAGCGTGGGGCGGCACGAGCTAACGGCAGGCGATCAGCCTGAGCAGCTGCACTATCCCGCTGGTGACCTTGAACCGATCAGGATCGTGCCAGTGCTGGCCGGCGCTGGTGCTATTGGCCGCATCATTGCAGGTGTTGCGCTGGTGGCTGCTGCAATCTTCATCCCCGGCCTTGGCCTTGGCCTGGCCGGTGCAACGGTCACGCAGATCGGCGTGCTGGGTGGCGCGTTGATCTTGGGCGGCATCGCCCAGCTGATCACGCCGGTGCCGCAGATCGGTGGGGGCAAGGACAGCGACAAGGATCCTCGCAAGTCCTACAGCTTCTCCGGCATCCAGAACGTAAGCCGCCAAGGCATTCCGGTGCCGATTGTCTACGGCGAAACGCTGATCGGCAGCATCGTGGTGTCGGCCGGTATCAACACTGAGAAGGTGCCGATCTGATGTCTGACGAACTGATCCGCGGCGCAGGCGGCGCAGGCGGCGGCAAAGGTGGCTCCGGCGGTGGCTCAGGCCCCAGCGTCGAGAAGGACAACCTGGAATCAGAGCAGACTGCACGGATTATCGACGTGCTCAGCGAGGGCGAGATCGAGGGCTTTCCTTCGGCTCGTGCTTACGCTCGCGGCAGCACGGAATACAATCGCGCGCTGCTGAAAGACATCTACTTCAACAACACGCCGCTGGTCAGGGCGGATGCAGACGCTACGGCGCCACTGACGAAGGAAGACTACAACTTCAAGAGCTTCATCGTTGAGCCGCGTTACGGCACACAAAACCAGTCTTACGTTCCGATCAGTGATTCAATTCAGCAAGAAGAAGAAGTCAACGTCAAGGTAACCAAAAACCAACCAGTCACGCGCACGATCACAGATCCGAATGTCAACGGCGTGCGTGTCACCATCTCAGTGCCGCAGCTGCAGGTCTACCAAGAAGACGGCGACATCCGCGGCCGCTCGGTGAGGTTCCGGATCTTGGTGTCTTACAACGGCGGCCCGTACATCAATCCGTTTGGCCAGCTGTTGAAGATCGAAGGCCGCACGGTTGACCTGTATCAAGAGCGCTACCGCGTGGATCTAACGCAGCCGCCACCGGTGTCGATCCGCGTCGAGCGCATCACAGACGACGCACCACAGGCCGGCAAGGAAACGATTGTCGATGAGATCTACTGGGCAAGCTACACCGAACTGATCTACGCCAAGCTGGCGTATCCAAATACTGCGCATGTCGGCATTCAGATTGATGCCAAGCAGTTCAGCAGCATCCCGCAGCGCTCCTATCGCGTGCGTGGCATCAAGGTGCGCATTCCCAGCAATGCCACCGTCAACTCCGCAGATGGCAGCATCACCTATAGCGGTGTCTGGAACGGTAATTTCAAGGCCGCTGAATGGTGTTCAGATCCGGCGTGGATCCTGTGGGATCTGCTGACTTCTACCCGTTACGGCTTTGGGGATCACATCCTCACGAGCCAAGAGAGACAGAGCTTCAGCGGTGACGCCAGCAGGCTGGACAAGTGGACGTTCTACAGCGCCAGCCAATACTGCAACGCCCGCGTCGATTCCGGCCTGCGCGACACCAGCGGCAACCCAATCCTTGAGCCGCGCTTCTCCTGCAATGTCAACATCCAGACGCAAGAAGAGGCGTACAAGCTGATCAATGACATGTGCTCGGTGTTCCGAGCGATGCCATTCTGGAGTTCAGGCGCGCTCACGATCGCGCAGGATCGCCCGGCTGATCCGTCCTACATCTTCAACCAGTCCAGCGTCACAGAAGAAGGCTTCACCTACAGCGGCAGCAGCATCAAGACACGCCACACCGTTGCGGTGGTGTCCTACCTCGATCTCGAGCTGCGTGACATCGCCTACGAGGTGGTTGAGGACGCGACAGGCATCACCAAGTTCGGCGTGGTCAAGACTGAGGTGTCAGCCTTTGCCTGCACCAGCCGCGGCCAAGCGCGGCGCATCGGTGAATGGCTGCTCTACTCCGAGCAGAACGAGACCGAGGTGGTCAGCTTTACCGCTGATCTGCCATCTGGACAGGTGGTGCGCCCTGGTCAGATCATCCGCGTGGCTGATCCGGTGCGCGCTGGCCGCTACAGGGCCGGCCGTGTGGTCAACGCCACCAACACAACCGTCGAGCTAGATCGCACGGTCGGTGAGCTGTTCTATGACGGCCTGCCCGCCACGTTCGACTTCAACGTGATCCTGCCTGATGGCACATCGCAATCGATCAGCGGCATCAATGGCACCAGCCTCAACAACGCCACGGTCACCCTGCCGACGCCGCTGCGTCTGACGCCAGCGCCTAACTCTGTCTGGGCGATCGGCACCACCGGGCTGCGCCCCTCGCTGTGGCGTGTGCTGACCGTGCAGGAGCAGGACGGCGACACCTACGGGATTACGGGCATCTCATACAACCCGAGCAAATATGACTACATCGAGCGCGATCAGCCGCTGCAGATCCGCGATGTTTCGCAGCTGGATGTGCCACCACCTACGCCGCAGAACTTGGTCGCCACCGAGGCGCTATATGAGGCGAACGGGTCTGTGCTGAGCAAGGTCATCGTCAGCTGGCGTGCGGTGCCGTCAGCCACGCGCTATCAGCTGCGTTACCGGCTGTCGCCGAACAACTGGACGACGATCCAGACCACAGCGCCCGACTACGAGATCCTCAACAGCCAAGTCGGCACCTATGACTTCGAGCTGGAGGCATTGAGCGCCGGCCTGCTGCGATCGGCAACAGCAACAGCCAGCTTCAACGCCGTTGGCAAGACGGCACCTCCGGTCACGATCCCGGATCTGTTCATCGCGCCAATCGATGATCGGAACGCTGAGCTGTATTGGCCGCAGTCCACCGACCTTGATGTGCGCATCGGCGGCGAGGTTCAGATTCGCCACAGCCCGCTGCTGGTCAACGCAGATTGGAGCCGCTCGACGCAGATCGTGCCTGCAGTGGCCGGCAGCAGCACACGCAAGATCGTGCCGCTGCTGGAAGGCACCTACCTCATCCGCGCCAAGGATTCGCTCGGCAACGAATCCTCTGGCACCGCCAGTGTGATCGTTGACCTGCCTGCACCGCAGAACGCGTTGCTAGTGCAGACCTACCGGGAAGACAACACCACGCCGCCTTTCCAAGGCGTTGCGACGGACATGTTCTACGACACCACAGAGGTGGGCCTTGCGCTGGCTGGCGCCACCCTTGTGGATGATCTGGCGACCAACGACGACTGGGATGGCATTGGCCTGATCGACTACGCCGGCGGCTCGAAATCCTCCGGCAGCTACGAATACACCAACACGCTGGACCTTGGCGCACGATTCGACCTGAACCTGCGCCGCATCCTCAAGACCCGTGCCTTCCAGCCTGGCGACCTGATCGACTACCGCTCCGGCAACGTGGACGACTGGCAGGACATTGATGCCGCCAACATCGGCAACGTCAACGCTGAGACCTACGTGCGCGCAACGGACAACAACCCGAGCGCATCACCGACCTGGAGCGCATGGCAGCCGTTTGTTAATGGCATCACCCGCGGCCGCGGTTTCCAGTTCAAGGTGCTGGCCAGCACCGCAGATCCATCGCAGAACATCGTGCTCGAGGAGCTTGGCGTTGAGACCGAGCTGCAGCGCCGCACCGAAACGCAACGCAACCTCACCACCAGTACCGCTGCCTATGCGGTCACCTTCCCCAATGCCTTCTATGCCACGCCCAGTATCGGCATTACAGCGCAGGACATGAACCAAGGCGACTACTTCACGATCGGCAACGCGACACGGACTGGGTTCGAGGTTACCTTCAGGAATAGCGCGGGTAACATCGTATCTAGGACGTTCGACTACCAAGCGGTCGGCCACGGCCGGGAGATCTAAATGGCTCAGGCAACCGACTACACACTGGCTAACCAGAGCGGCGCAAACTTCCGCGCTGAGCTGAACACCATCCTCGCTGCAGCGGTCAGCTTCAACAGTGGCACGACCGAGCCGGCGACGATGTACGCCTACATGCCGTGGGTAGACACCGGCGTGTCGCCTGCACTGCTGAAGATCCGCAATGGCGCCAACACGGCGTGGATCACGGTCGGTGATGTCACAGCAGCCAACCTCGGCCTGCTGACCAGCGCATCGGCAGCGAGCACCTATCTGGCGCTGGCTGGTGGCACGCTGACTGGCGATCTGACGCTGGGCGCTGGCCGCAGCGTGGTGTTCGAGGGCGCGACGGATGATGCCTTTGAGACGACGCTATCGGTCACGGATCCAACCGCTGACCGGACGATCACGCTGCCTAACGAGTCGCTGACCGTGGCGGGCCGTGACGTGGCGCAGACGTTCACAGGCGGCCAACGCGCTGGCCTGCAGACGCTGACCGATGGCGCCAGTATTGCGGTGGATTTTAGCCTGGCCAACAACTACTCAGTCACGCTCGGCGGCAACCGCACCTTGGCCAACCCAACCAACCAAGTGGCAGGGCAGTCTGGCTCGATCTTCGTGGCGCAAGATGCGACCGGCAGCCGGACGCTGTCGTATTCGTCCGATTGGGAGTTTGCAGGTGGCACTGCTCCTACGCTGAGCACCGCTGCCAACGCCGTGGATCGCATCGACTACATCGTGCGCGCTAGCGGCTCCATCCACGCCATCCTCACCAAGGCTTACAGCTGATGCCTGTCTTTCATGATTCCGCTCTGATCGGCGCAGCTGGCGCTGCAGTAGGTGGGGGCGGGTATGCCATCGAGAGAAGCCTGCGGCTTAACGCACCCGACTCGGCGTACCTCAGCCGCACCCCCGCATCAGCCGGCAACCGTCGCACCTGGACCTGGGCGGGGTGGGTGAAGCGGAGTGGATTGGGGACGGAGCAATCACTTCTCTCATGTGGGACAAGCGCAAATAACAGCACTTTTGGACAGATTATCTTTGGGTCAGATAATACATTTCGGGTCAATGCCTATTCCACTACGTGGAGAGGAACGTCTGCTGTTTTTAGAGATACATCGGCATGGTATCACTTTGTTGTTGCATTTGACACGACACAGGCTACTGCTGCAAATCGCGTAAAAATCTACATTAATGGTATTGAAGTTACTGCGTTTGGACTCTATAGCGACCCAACGCAAAATACTGATTATGCTATCAACCAAGCAGTTCAACATACTATTGGTCGACATGACTTAGGAGGCGGCGGAAACTATTTTGACGGCTGCCTAGCCGACTGCTTCCTGATCGACGGCCAAGCCCTAGACCCCACCAGCTTCGGTGAGTTCTCTGCCACCACCGGCGTGTGGATGCCTAAGGCGTTCTCGGGCGGCAGCTACGGCACCAATGGGTGGCAACTCAAGTTTGAGGACAATTCGTCTAACACCGCAACGACACTAGGGAAGGACACTTCTGGCAACGGCAATAACTGGACGCCGAACAACCTTTCAGTCACCGCTGGTGCAGGCAACGACAGCCTCGTAGACGTTCCCACTAACGGCAGCGAGGTTGATACAGGCGTGGGCGGGGAGGTGAGGGGAAATTATGCGGTGCTTAATCCGCTTAATTACACAGGCACTGTAACGCTTAGCAATGGCAATTTAGATGCAACTGGTAGCAATGCCAACGCGTCATCAACCATCGCGCCTAGTTCTGGCAAGTGGTATGCAGAATTTTCTTTTTCTGCCATTGGCGCCGCTGTTGGATTTGTTGGAATCTCAAACAAGCTTAGCGCAGACGCGTTTTCGGGTGCAACTCAAACCTGGCAACTTAACTACACCAATACGGGCAAACTAGAGAATGCTGGCAGTCAATCAAATGTCAGTACGTTTACAACTGGAGACATCATTGGTGTTGCTTTTGACTGCTCAAATGGTCAAGCAACATTCTACAAGAATGGATCAAGCGTAGGAACAATCACTGGCTCTGCTTTTGTGGGCGTTCCCGTCTTGGTTGGCGCAGGCGCTGGTGGTGCAGCGGGCACAAACACTTTCACTGCCAACTATGGCGCTCGCAGTTTCGCCTACACCGCCCCCAGCGGCTTCAAGGCGCTATGCACGGCAAACCTGCCGGCGCCAGTAGTCACAAAGCCTAGTGATGCGTTCGATGTAACTCTTTATACCGGAAACAGCACAGACAATAGAGCAATCACTGGACTCGGTTTTTCTCCAGATCTTGTCTGGTTTGGTCCACGCTCTCAGTCCGGTCAAGACAAAGTTATTTGCGACAGCGTAAGGGGAGTTCAAAAGGCACTATTCAGCAATCAAACCTACGTTGAGGCCGACCCTGCGCTTTATGGTTCTGTTGGCAGTTTTGACGCCAACGGTTTTACAATTAAGAAGGGCACTGATGCCACGTTTGGCTTCCATCAAGTCAACCTAAATAGCAGCACCTACGCCGCCTGGTGCTGGGACGCCGGCAGCTCCACCGTCACGAACAACACCGGCACCATCACAGGCGCTCAGGTGAGAGCCAACGCATCGGCCGGCACATCCGTGGTTGCTTATACCGGTAACGGCACCAGCGGCGCCACGGTCGGTCATGGTCTTGGTGCTGCACCGGGCTTGATCATCGTCAAAAAGCGCAGCGCAGCAGATGATTGGGTGGTCTATCACTCGGCACTTGGTGCCACCAAATACCTTTGGCTCCATGCCACAAACGCCGAGCAAACTGGCACCAGCCGCTGGAATGACACAGCACCCACCAGTACTGTGTTCAGCCTTGGCAACAACAGTAGCGTCAACGGTAACGCCAGTACATTTATCGCCTACTGCTTCGCCCCAGTAGCCGGGTACTCTAGTTTCGGCAGTTACAGTGCAAATGGGTCGAGCGATGGGCCCATGATATTCACAAACTTCCGCCCGAGGTTTGTCATGGTTAAGCAGACAAATGCCAGCGGTCAAGGCTGGTTCATGCTTGATAGCAGTCGCTCTCCGTATAACGTATCCACAACCTATTTGCTTGCCCAGAGCGGCAACGCGGAGGCGTCGGGGTATGTAGATATGGACTTCTTGTCCAATGGATTCAAGATTCGCAGCGCTGACGGGGCTGTAAATGCTTCTGGCGGAACGTATGTCTACTGTGCATTTGCCGAATCACCCTTCCAATACGCCCGCGCACGCTGACCGGGCTAACCTGCACATACGGACCTAGACCCATGCCCTACGTCGCACACGGCCGCACCCTCCCGCTCGATACCCCTTTTGAGCTGGATAGTGTGCGTTATCCCGCCAACTGGCTCAGGCTCAGCACTCAGGCGGATCGCAACGCAGCTGGCATTACATGGGAGCCGGACCCCGATCCATACGATCAACGGTTCTACTGGGGCTATGACGCCGAGGGCAACCTGATCCCCAAGGATCACACCCAACTCGTTGAGCAGTGGACACAGCAGACGCGCCACACCGCCAACACGCTGCTGCAGCCGACTGACTGGATCATCATCCGCGAGGCGGACAACGGCAAAGAAGCCGATCCGCTTATCAAAATCTGGCGGCAGGATGTGCGCTTCGCTGCCGGCGACAAGATCACCGCCATCGGTGCCACCCTCGACACGCCCGAGCTGGCTGCCTACATTACCGGCGCCGACTACCCAGCCTGGCCCAGTGATCCCTACGCTCCTGCTCAGCCTGCTCCTACTGATGGGGTGGAGCCTGTTGTCGATGGCGTCACTAGCGGATTCTGACGACTGATGGCAGTTCGCAGCAAGACGGGAACCGCACGGATCGAACACCAACCCGGCCCGCCCAAGACAACACGACAGGGCTACGGTCAGCGCAGCAGGCCACGGCGCCGCGGGCGAAAGCCATTACGGGGACAGGGGCGCTAGCTACGATGTAGCTGAGCCAAGACGCACCGATGACGGAGGACACCAAAACCGTTAGCGGCGTCTTCGCGGCGTCTCTTCCGGCAGCCCTAGCAGCAGGCATGGTCGCCATTGGGGCGCTCCTGATCTCGATGCAGGTGCAGTCCGCACGGATCGAGGCCACCATTGTGCAGATGGCCAAATCAGTGGATGAGCTAAAGACTGACGCTCGCGCTGAGATGGCCGATCTCGACAAGCGCGTGCGCGCACTTGAATTGCGCGACTAACTTAGGAGCAACGGCATGAATGCTATGAGCGCTGAACACATTGCTGCGATCGCCATCATTGTGGCTGCCGGCTCTGAATTGATTGCACTTAGCCCGCTCAAGTCCAACAGCTGGATTCAGCTGCTGTTGACCGCTGCACAAATGGCGTTCCCAAAGAAACCCGCCGGTCGCTGAACAATGGCCAACGCAGCCCCAATCTCGCTAGAGCAGCTCTTCAGGTTCTACAAGGGGTTGCCACACCAGGCAGCAGCGATCGGCCAGCTGGAGCAGGATCTGGCCGTCAACGGATACGCCGCAGCAATGCGCCGCGATCGGGCATGGTTTCAGACTTGGAGCCAAGACGGCAAGCAGGCGGACTTGGCAGCCGCGCTGAAACTGATCAAAGACTTCGAGGGTTGTCACCTCGACGCCTACCCCGATCCGCTCAGCGGCGGCGCACCGTGGACGATCGGTTACGGAACGACGCGCTACAGCGACGGCAGACCCGTCAGCAAAGGCGACAGGATCAACGCGGTCGAGGCTGACCTGCTGTTGCGGCAGGAGGTGGATCGAATCGCCGCCAAACTGCGCAGCGCTGTGCCCTTCTGGATTGAGATGGCGGATCACCAGAAGTGCGCGCTGATCAGCTTCGCCTACAACCTCGGTTCAGCGTTCTACGGCGCCAAGGGATTCGAGACCATCAGCAAGCGGCTGCGCGAAAAGGACTGGGCCGGTGTGCCCGATGTCCTGCTGCTCTACCGCAACCCCGGCACCAACGTCGAGGCCGGCCTCAAGCGGCGCCGCATTGCAGAGGGCGACCTATGGGGCCGCGAGCGGCAGACCACCGGACCGATCTCAGCGATGTTCACGCCTGAGTCGCCCTTCAGCCAGAAGATCACGCCGCACATCACCGCGGGTGAGTTTGCGATCGGCCAAGAAGCAAGGCGCTTCGATCATCAGCACCAGTGCGACACGGCGCTGAGGCTGGCGCAGTTTCTTGAGAAGGTGCGCGCGCAGTTCGGTGGCCGCCCGGTGGTGATCACCTCCGGCTACCGGCCGCCAGCCGTGAACCGCTCGGTGGGTGGCGCCAGCAGCTCCGAGCACCTCTACGACGGCATCGGCGTGGGTGCGGTGGACTTTTTCGTTGATGGCGCGGACATCAACGCCGTGCAGGCATGGTGCGACAAGAACTGGCCGCACTCGCTCGGGTACGGCGCACCTAAAGGCTTCGTGCATTGCGGCATCCGAAAAGGCGCGCCTAGAGTCCGCTGGGATTACTGAACAGCTGGATGCCACTGCCCGATTACGACATTCACGAGCTTTGCAAGCGCCACGCGATGGTGGTGCCGTTCGATCCTGATCTGGTCAACCCGGCCAGCATCGATGTGCTGCTGGGCGATCGGATCATGATCGAGGTGGCGGAATCACCGCAGCTGCAGATCCACGGCATTGCCGGCCACACCGCCGAGGATCCGTACTGGCTGCAGCCGGGTGAGTTCTGCTTGGCAGAAACGCGCGAAATCTTCAACCTGCCGGACTGCATCGCCGCGCAGTTCGTGCTGAAGTCCAGCCGCGCACGCGAAGGCCTCGAGCACCTGCTCGCCGGCTGGTGCGATCCAGGCTGGCATGGCAGCCGCTTGACGCTGGAGCTGATCAACGCGCGCAAGATGCACCCGGTTGCGATCTGGCCCGGCATGAAGATCGGCCAGATGGTGTTCCACAAGATGGAAGGCATCCCCGGCCGCAGTTATGCGGTGACCGGCCGCTACAACGGCGATGTGGCGGTGACAGCCAGCAAGGGCTAGCCCGTTATCGGGTGGCGAAGCGGCGCCATACGCTGGCGGTGGATGCGACCAGGTGCTTCAGCCGGATCATCCAGCGGGATCAAGGTGTAGTCGTCGCAGCCGTGGCTCTCGGCGAAGTGCTGCGCGCCGATGTGGGTGGCGAACGGCCCGACGTGCCACGGGCCGATGCGGAGGATGTACTGCATGGTGGTGAGGTTAGGGGCGCCGGAGCGCCCCGGTGCAGGTCAAGCGGCTAGCGCCTTGAGAATTGCAGCCAGACTCGACTGTTTGCCGTTAAGCGTCAGGCGAACCGTCATGCCCCAGCCCCCAGCTCCGATGCAAGACTCGCCAATCGTGCAGCCAACGGTGTAGCCGTTAGAGCCAGCGGTGCGGCCGTTCAGGTGGAAGTACCGAGCGCCGTTGCGAGATGGACGGCCGCGGCCTGCAGGCCGGCATTCCCGCTTGAACGCTTCAATGTCGCGCTTCAGGCTTGCAGGAGTGGAGTCCTGGTGGGTTTCGTAGATGTGCTGAGCGGTGGCCATGGGTGAAGTGGCGTTGATGTGCGAACTATACCCCGCCAACGGTGCACCCTGCGCTGATCGGGCAGCCCGTTCACAATCCGTCACAAGCCTGTCACTGTTCCCGTCGCTACCGTGGCACCAGCGGCGGCCAGCCCATGCGGGCGTTCTACCTGGAGATCTCCGCCAAGCTCATCGTCCGATCCAACGCCGACCCCGACGACCTGCCAGCTGAGATCTACTCACGCATGGCCGAGTTCATCCCGTCCGATGACGACATCATCGACATCGAGGTGAACGCTGTCCCCCTGCCGCCGGACCTCTGTGGATCAGCATCACATTGATGAGACGCGCCTCGTCACCCGGCGCTCAGCGCGTGACCAGATCCACCTCGCGTGGAACTACCGCTGCGCCTACTGCGGCGATCCGCTCGGCCGCAGCCCGACCCTCGATCACGTTGTGCCCAAGGTCCACGGAGGCCTGACCGTGCGCGCAAACCTCGTCTCTTGCTGCCTGATGTGCAACAGCCAGAAAGGCCACAAACCATGGGTGGACTGGTATCGCCAGCAGCCGTTCTGGTCTGCCTTAGGCGAGTGGGCGATCGCGCGGTGGCTGCAGGATGGCGGCTAATATTTGCGCTCTGTTGATCTTCGGATCTCAGTCGTCCGCTGCGCCCGGCAGCGGTGAGGTTGGCACCTCGTGCGGACCAGCCACCGGGCACCCCAATTCAGGTAGATGACCCAAGCGTGAGACGCCTCAGGGACGCGCAGAGGCTTGGGCTCTATCTGCCCGATGCCGAGGCAGAGCGGGAACGCAGTCAGGTTACGGCAGGATCCTGCTGCACACCCACAGCGCAAGCAGGCACGTCACCCAATACTCGAGCACCAAGATCAGCACGTCGTGCAGCATCAGCGCGCCAGCAGGTGGTCGAGATACAGCTCGGCTTGCCATAGGTCGCTCGAATACCGGCAGGTGCCACCGACGCAGCTGCGATAGTACAGCTCCCCGCCGGCATCAGGCTCAAGCGTTTCGATCCATCCGCCGTCACGATCGGTGCGGCTGATCACCTTCGGCTGGCTCATAGATCTCGCACTTGGCCGCATAGCGACCACCGCTCTGTTTCGATTCTGGCAATGACATCTCACACCGATTGCGGTGCGTGTCCCAGTGCAGACAATCCCAGCACATGCGTTGGCCGCCAGCTGGGCGGATCGTCAGCAGCGCCGCTTCATAGATCTTCTGCGCCCGCAGAAACGCCTCCTGCAGGTGCACGGTGCCGGTGTCAGCTTCCAGCTGGTGCTCCGGCTTCGGTCCAAGGATCACCCGCGCGTGCCAGTTGCGATCGGAGCGACTGCACACCAGCAGCAGTCGGCCGGCGTGCAATCTGATCACTCCTCTTCTCCGTGACTCGGTAGGTGGTAGAGACGCTCGAGCTGCATTGAGGCAGGCTCGGGCTCACCATCGGTAACGTGTGCCGCCAGCGGATCTTCAGGGTTCGCCGCGGTAAACACTGCCGGCCAATGCAGTTCTTTCACCACCACCAAACTGGTGCGGGGGCTGCGCACCAAGATCCACAGCGCAAAACGCTCGATCGGGCTCAGGCCGGGAAGGTATGGCATCATCCCTCCAGTTTGGCGAGTAGGCGGCGTAGATACCACTGCGCTTTGGCCAGCGACACCGCCTCACCCTTATGACGCTCGCGCCAGGTGTATTTGATGATGTTGCCCTTGCAGTAGCCGCGGAACTCCTCGGGCGTCAGGGCAGCCTCGATTGTATCGATGCACTCAATGCCACCCTGCCGGTAGTGGTCCGGGTTGATCTGGTCGCTCATGCCGCCACCTGCTGCTCTGCGTTCTTCCAGCGTTTGCGGTTCACGATGTCGCAAACGTGAGCCACCGAGATGCCATAGGTGATCGAAATGCTCAGCATCGTCTCCCCCTTGGCGTGGAGCTGACGGATCTCAACCGCGTTCTGCGGCGTCAGCACGGCAGTGCCAGGGATGTGGCCAGCTTTGAAGGTGCTCATGCCCACTTCTCCCCCAGCAGCTGTGCACGGCAGACCTGGATCGCCTGCTGCGCGTTCTTCTGCGTCATCACCGACTCGGTTGCATCCATAGCGCGCACCACGCGGTCGAGCAGATCTGGGTAGTAGGTGTCGCGGAAGTTGGCGGCCAGATCGCGGCAAAACTCCTCCCACAGCCCGGTGTAGGTGCTGCGTAGTGGATGGCCATAAGGCAGCTGATCGCGACCGCTGCGTTCGTAGAGCGCGTCCATCATGTCAGCGCGTTGCTGATCCAGAAACGTGGCAGTCGTCATGTGTCGAGTAAGTGGCGGACGTGTAGCAGCTCAGCGCAAAGCAGCTCGGTGCGTGGCACGCTGCGCAGCTGGTCGATTCTGATGTCAATCAGCTGCTGTAGGCGCTCGCGTTCATCCTGCCTGCCTTGCCGATAAGCGCCGGTATCGCTGAGCAGCTGCTCGAGGCGGTGACGGATGTCGCTCACACCACCTCCACCGTGGCGCCAGGCCAGCGGGCTTGCGCGTACCGGATCGCGTGCCGCTTCGATTCCGCGCGCGTGATCCAAGTCATCGGCTGAGCGCCCTGCGGGTAGATCAGCAGCTTGAACTCCTTTGTGCGCGCCTTCGGCTTCGGCCGGCTGATGCCGTCGCCGTGCTGGCTGGTGGGTAGGTCTTCGCGCCATTGCCAAGGCAGCATGGCGCCAACAACGTCATTCATAGGTGTCGGTTTCAAAGTTGAGCCATTCGATCTCAGACCACCACGGCAACCAAGACTCGGCGGCGATGGCCTTGGCTTCGGTCAAGCTGGAAGCCTCCACGCACTCGAATACGTTGGCGGCTTTGATGGTGAAGTAAAAGCGGCGGTCAGTCATCGAGCTGCTCCAGTGCGCGGCGGATCAGTGCGTGCTCATCAGCAGTGAGCAGTGTGATGGGGTTTGGGTAATCCGGCCCTGGTGCGTGCTTCAACGCTTCCAGCGCCTGCTCCTTCAAGCTCGGCGGCTTGGGGCGGCGATACAGGTGCAGATTTTGGCCAGGTAGCTCGCCAAAGTTTGCAGCAGTCCAAACACAGCACGCATCCAGCTCTTGGTCTGCGCCCCATTGGGCGGCTTGACGGGCTAGGTCGTATTTAGTGGTGTGAACTTGCATCCACTGCTCAATCAGTTCTGGCGGTGGGGTGATGGGGTGCTGGTTAGTCATTCGTTGTCGGAGTAGTTTGGGTAGCAGAACAGTTTCTCGATGCGCTCGAACTCGATGTCAAACTGCTCAGCCATTTCAAACGGGGTGCTGTTAGCGTCTGAGGCTACGTATGCAAGGTCTACACAAGTCACCTCTTTGAGTTTCTCAAGGATGAAGCAGCGGAGAGCTCGCTTGTGCTCGAGTTTCACTCAATGCCCTCCAATTCGGTGGCGATGGGGTGATGGGGTGGGTCATTGCTCGGTCTCCTGCTCTAATTGGGAAGCGATCTTGTCAGCCCACGCCATCAGATCACGAACGCGAACCATCTGGCTGCCATCTTCAGGACCTTCAATGACACGCCAATGGTATGACGAGGTGTCCCTGATGGCGTTCTCTATGACAGCGCGAATCAGTTGAGCGCTAGTGGCGTGAAATTCTTGAAGCTTGGAATCAGTCATCGAGTTGCTCCAAGGCGCGGCGGATGACTGCCATGGCCGTTTGATCATCCGTACCTGCTTCAACAACGGCCCAAGCCTGTAGTGCTCGATCCTTCAAGCTCGGCGGCTTGGGGCGGCGGGCGGTACGAAGATCTTCTACAGCCTCGTGTTCGTATTTGAACCACCCTTCGCTGACCAGCCACTCACAGCACGCATCCAGCTCTTGGTCGGCGCCCCATTGGGCGGCTTTGGCGCAAACAGAGAAGAACCAGCGTGGAGATGATTTGATTTCTTCTCCGTCTTCATAGCACCATTTGCTCACCAGCTCCCGTGACGGGGTGATGGGGTGCTCAGTCATGCCGCACCACCTGCTGCGTGCCGGAGTGGGTGGGCTGGTGGTGAGCACCGGATTCAATGCCGATCATGGCGAACACGGCCGCGGCGATCAGCAGGCAGATGGCGTTGTTGATGTGGTTGATCATGATGCGAGCGCCTGACGGACGCGGTGACGGGTGGTGTTGAGGCGAGTGGCGATCTGTCGCTGGCTGAGACCCGTGCGACGCAGGATGCGAACGCGGCGAGTTTCTGATGCGGTCAACCAGTCGATCACTGCCACTACGAACAGCAGCGGCAGGATCAGCTTCCAGATCACCAGCAGGGTTGCGGTGAGCATGGCTGTGTTGCGGTGCCCGGTTGGGCGTCCCCGTATTGTGCCCTGCCCGCGGTTCACCCCGCCAACCGCTGTGACAGTTCTTCACACTGCGTTGCTACCCACGGCCAGCTCCACCGGCACGCGCAGCACAGGCATGGACTTGCCGCGGCCGCGCGACCAGCCGATCACCGCCACGCTCACGGGCAGTTCCACCGTGTACCAGACGTGCCCGCAACCCACACACCGCCGTTGCCGCGTGATCTGATGCGATTCCTTGCCGTTGGTACACAGCGCTCTAATCTCATCACCACCGCAACGCGGGCAATCCATAGGTATCCTGCAGAAGTACACCACCACTATGGCACCATGAACTTCGGGCAGTGGATGGCTGTCGAGCTATCAGCAGAACAGCAGTTCGAGATCGAAAAACAAGCCCGCGCCTTGCTTCAGAGCAAAGACGCGGGCGCTTTGGCTGCAGCTCTCCTCAAACAGACCTGCTACCAGCAGCAGCTGCTGCAGCAGGCCGTCAACGAGATCGCTCGCCTTGAATGCGAGCTGATGGGCTTCCCTAGAACAGATCGGCCTCGGTGAACTCGCTCACCACGCCATCGGTTGCAGTGGCCAGGCTCTGAGCGGCGCTCTGTGCGGTCACAGGCGGCACCCAGTCACGCGGCGGCTGAGCCACAGCACTCACATACGCCAGCCCCTTCTGGCTGGTCTTCTTCCATCCGCTGATCGGCACCTGTACCGAGCCGTACTGATCCGGCGTCTGGCTGAGCACGAAAGCACAGAAGGCGTCTAGCTCCTCCACTTTTACATTCATCATCCCGCTGAAATCGACCTTGCTCTCGGGCTTGGTGCTTTTAAAAATGCTCAGATTTAGCTTGAAGGTCATCGGTCAATCGTGGGTAATGGTGTTGGCCTGTTCGTATTGCTCCACCTCGGCCAGTGGGTAGAGCACGAATCCAGGTGTGCGGAAATAGGTAGGACCTTTGCCCGCCTTACGCCATCGCATCAGCGTGTCAGGGTGCAAGCCCCATCGCTTCGCCAGTTGAGGCGCTGTCAAATACTCAGAAGAGCTCATCCTGATCAACCTCCTCTGTGACGACAACAGGCGTAGGAGCTGGTGCCGGTTGAGCAATGGCAGCATTCAGATCCGCCACGCTGGTCTCGGTCACCGTGACGGGCTCCACGTCGACCACCTCCTCTTGGCTTTGCATCCCAAGCAGCAGATCGCTGGCATACAGACGGCCCCAAAAGGCCGCGGCCCGGTAGCGGATCATCAACTCGGGCATCGTCACCCACTTTGATCCCGATTTCGTGGCCCAGCCCTCTTTGCGGGCCATGGCCATCGTGATCGTCGGGCCCTTCAATTCCTGCTTGCTGGCGAGGTCAGTAGCGACCGCATAGCAGGCCAGGCTGTCGCCTTCACCGCTAATCTCAAACCGCAATGGGCTGAACCGGCCGCAGCCATTGACCATCGCAATGATGAAACTGCTGCTCCAACTGGGGCGGCCGTGGATCACGTGCAGGTGCTGCATTGCCAAGAAGGGGCTGATGCCCATCCGGTTGGCGATCTCAAGCGCTACCAGGCAGTTGGCAAAACCCTGCTGCCCTTGGAACTGAGGCGGGATAAGCGTACTGCTGGCCAGTGCCTTGGCGATCCGTTGGGCATCCTCGAATGCTTGGATGCCGCTGAACACTGAGCCACCGGGCTGCGTGGTGGCTAGGGCTGTGGTCTGTTCCATCAGTAGGTTTCGATTTCGGTGGTCTGCTGTTGCTGGCCGGCCTGGCCGGTCATCCATGCCGGCAGGCTGATGGTCTCGATCTGATCGCTGTAGCTCGGCCAGTGATCAGCGGCCTTGCAAACCGCCAATTTCGCCAAGTCGCGCATCGCCTGATCGTGACCGCGATCGATCATTTCCGCATCGGCGGCGTAGACGGCGCAGGCGTAAGGCGCAGTGGATTCCACACAGATGAAGATGAACTGATCGGGCCGGCGCCCGGTGGCCTGTTCAAGCCCGTGCAGATACCAAGCGGCCTGCTTCTGGTACGAGAAGTTGGCGATGCTCTGTTTGAAGCCACGCGGGCTTGCATCCTTGGTGGTTTTGAGATCCACCACGATGCTGCCGTCATCCGTAAGCCAATCCGGGCGGCATTTGCACTCAAGCCCGGTGCTGGCGTCCGTCCACATGTGCGTGGTTTCGGCCTTGCCCGGCAGGCCCAGCAGCATTGCTGCAGCAGGGTGACGCAGCACTGCGCGACCCATCGCCATGACCTGCGCGGCATCGTCGGCGGTGATCACGGCTTTGCCGACTGAGCTGGCCTCAAATGCTGCCCACTGTTCGCGGCCTTCCTTGGTGCGGCGGTTGATGTCACTGGGCGCCACAGCAATCTCCTCATCCCACCTGCTCAGCTCAAGCACGTGCGTGTGCAGCGCAGTGCCAAGACGCATCTGCGGGCTGGGCTCTGGCGCCACCCGATTGGGGTCCAGATACCGCGCCCAATAGTGCAGCGGTGATCTCGCGATGAGATCCAGATGAGACTTTGAGACAGCGGGATGCGCGTGATACGCGGTGTTGTCCATAGATGGTGGCAACTGCAGGTATTGTGGCCAGATGCGGCCAATACGTCAAGATGCAGCTACGCGGTTATCAGCAGCAGGCAATCGATAGCCTTCGCTCCGCCATGCAGCAAGGTGCTCGATCGCCGCTGCTATGCCTGCCCACCGGCGGCGGTAAAACCGTGATCCTGGCCACCATCGCTGCACAAGCTGCAGCGCGTGGCCGACAGGTGCTGATCTTGGTGCATCGGCGCGAGCTGATCCATCAGACCGCCAGCAAGCTGCAATGGGCTGGCCTCGATCACGGCATCATCGCCGCTGGCCACCCCGCATCCGATCACGCGGTGCAGATCGCATCGGTGCAAACGCTCGTTCGGCGCCTGTCGCGCATGGCATGGCAGCCATCGCTCGTGATCATCGATGAGGCCCACCACGCAGCAGCTGGCAGCTGGCGCCAGATCCTGAACCACTGGCCTGATGCTTACCGCCTAGGCGTCACAGCCACACCATGCCGGCTCGATGGCCGCGGCCTCAGCGAGGCATTCGATCATCTGGTGATGGGGCCCAGCGTTGCTGATCTCGTGTTCTGGGGATTCCTATCCCCGGCCCGCATCTATGCGCCGCCAGTGGTGGCTGATCTGTCGGGGGTGAGGCGCCGCGCTGGTGACTACGCCAACGATCAGGCAGCAGCTGCTATGGATCGGCCAACAGTCACCGGTGATGCCATCGCGCACTATCAGCGCCTAGCCGCTGGGCAGCAGGCCATCGCGTTCTGCTGCAATGTGGCCCATGCTGTCTCGGTGTGCGACGCATTTAAGACCGCAGGTATTGGCACCGAACTGTTGCTAGGTAATACTCCAGACCGCGAGCAGGTGGTAGCCGCCTTCGCCGCGCGTCGGATCCGCATTCTCGTCACTGTCGACGTGGTAAGCGAGGGTTTCGATGTGCCAGCTGCTAGCTGCGCCATCCTGCTCAGGCCAACCCAATCACTGGGCCTCTACCTGCAGCAGGTGGGGCGTGTGCTGCGCCCTGCGCCAGGTAAGGATGCAGCCCTCATACTTGACCATGTTGGCAATGTCACCCGGCATGGATTTCCAGATGATCCGCGGGAGTGGAGCCTGGCCGAGGGCATCGTGCGCGGCGGCCGCGGCACCGCAGCACCATCGGTGCGCACATGCCCTGAGTGCTACGCCGCGTTCAAGCCAGCACCGATCTGCCCGGTTTGTGGTGCGCAGTGTGCGCCGGTGAAATCACGCGCGATCCGCCAACTCATGGGCGAACTGAAAGAACTGAAGCGCGAATCAGTCCAGCAACGCATCGCAAATCGCGACAGGGCCAAACGTGAGCGCCAAGCAGCCCGCACACTGCCCGAACTCCTCGCCTTAGCCAAAGTGCGCGGCTACAGTCCCGGCTGGGCGTATCGGATCCATCAGGCACGTGGCCAACGCTGAGACGGATCTACAGCAACGCATCCGCCTAGCACTCGGCACCCGCTCCGATCTTCGCCTATTCCGTAATCAGGTCGGCAGCCTCCCCGATCCACGCACCGGCCGGCTCGTCACCTTCGGCCTGGCCAAGGGCTCCGCTGATCTGATCGGCTGGCGCACCGTGGTGGTCACCCCCGAGATGGTCGGGCAGCGTATTGCAGTGTTCACGTCGCTTGAGATCAAGACCCCCTCAGGCCGCGTTGCACCTGCTCAACAGCATTGGCTGCAGGCCGTGC